AGGTGGCACCATCTGCAACAGTGATGCGTGCGACAGCAGTTCGGGCTGCACCTGGCAGTTGGTCACTCAGCGAGACGATCCCAAGCTGCGTGGGGTCAGTGGTGACAACAGCCTGAGCAAATTGTGGGCTGATTTCAACGGTGCGAACAATGACCTGCGAACTGGCGGGCAGTAGGTCTTGTAGTTGTTCAGTCATGAAATCTGACTGCAAAAGTGCCAAGCCCTGCAGCTCATCCGCCATCAACACCGTGCTCTCGCCAGACCATGTAGCCAATGATTCCTTGAGCTGAGCAAGGATTGCGCGAAGCCTGCCTGCTGTCTGCGTCTGTGGATCCAAGACTGCAAGACGATCTACAGCGTCAAGGATCACGTCGTTGTAAGCCCTGACGATGCGCCTTGTTACGCCATTGCTGTAGCGGTTTAGGTCGATGGCGTTACGGTAAAACTCGGAATGCTGCGTCATGACACCAGTCCAAGCTCTTCTGCAGAGCAGGGTGACATCACCATGACATCAGCTCCGGCACGCAGGCAGCGTTCTACCAAGCCATGCAACACGTATTCGACATGCTCTACGTCATGCTCCAGTTGCATTTCTTCAACTTCATACTGCTTGCCATTGCGAAACCATGCGACACGGACCACAGCAAAAATTGATGCCTCAAGCTGATGCTGAATGATATTCAGCTGCTGCTTGCGTGGCTTTGATGCACCCATGACCAAGCCTCCTGCCACCCAATCATGTTGGCATCTCTCCCTCGTCTTCTGGTTCGGCAGACTCCTCTGGGATTGAAGCCATCGCACGAGGTTCAGGAGCTGCCATCTCGATGTAACCGCCAGCTTGAGTTGACTCAATCTCCTCTTCAACATTGAACTCATCGCCAAGAACTTCGCCTTCGTAAAGCTGGTCAAGCAGTGTCTTCTGGGTAATGGTGCCAGCGGTGTAAAGCTGAAGCAGGGATTGGATCTCCTGTGGCTCAAGACGAGTCCCAAGGAAGTCACGATTTACAAAGCTGCTACCAACGTCCTCGATGTTGAGGTAATGGGCATGGTGAGCAAGGCAGTTGTCGATTAGGTCTTGCATGTTCTGCGCGATCACCATCATCGTGCTGTCGCCTTGGCTGCGGTCGATGCGCTTCGACTCTGCGGTTTCAGCGGATAACTTTTGACCAAGAACGGCAGACAGACCTAGCTCATTGATCTGCGATGCAAGCTGATCAAGGCGGCGGAACTGTGAGTCGAAGGCATTGCTTGGTGGAGCGATATATTCTGCCCGCCCGTCACTGGGGAAACTGATCGCTTCGCCTGGACCTGCGCTGACTTCCTCAGCAGAGCTTGGGAAGCCAAAGAATGCCAGCATCGGAACGGCACTGATGTGCAGCTGGTTGTCCAGATCAGATTGGACTTGATATGCCTTGAGGTTGAGGTTGGCAATATCCTCAAGCGGTGGGCGTGACTCCATGAAGTTCACGCGGTTGGCGTAGGCAACGCCAAACGGGATGTGATCTAGCGTCGTGGTGCCGCTGTCGTGTACTTGGAACTGCCCCTTGGCATCAAGGCGGTGAATCTCGAAAGCACCGGGGGTTAGCACGCGCACCTGCTCGACTTCCTTTTCGCCGTAGTCACCATCAGGCACGATGACTTTTTCAAGCAGGCGTAGCTGCGTTAGCTGCTGTGCGCCATTGATGAGATCAGTCCGCCAGCCAAGGATCTCCCGTGGCGAATAAGTAACCCAATAGGGGCGACCAAGCTCACCAGCGGCAGGCGCGTCAACAAGCACACCGATATGCCCGTAACGGACCATCTTGCGGCAGGCTTCATAGCACCAGACATTCAGGTCGTTGCCTTGCAGGTCAACGTCGAATAGCTGCTCGCGGACAACGTCTGATACATCGTTAAGCCTGACTGGTTTACGGGTTAACATGCCAGCCAGCATCCGCTCAAGGCGCTGGTAGTACGGCGGGCATACGGAACGAGCAAGCCTGTTGTCATAGCTCTCATCAAGCTCCCGTGGCTCTTGCGGGAGGTAGCGGCGATGACGGCGACGCAGTTCGTAGGTGCCACCGACCAGATCTTCAATCAAGATCCAGTGGGGCTCCTGGTTGCGCCATGCGGCGTTGGGATCGTTGACCTTGGCGACGCGAGCGGTCAACTGGCGATCGTAATGATTAAAGCCGGAGTACACCAGTTTTATCGCGCAGGCTATGAATCAGTTTAGGCTGCGATAAGAAGTTGATCCTCTGCTAGCAGAAGCGTGAAAGCAGAAAACCCCCACCGAAGCGGAGGTTTTCCTGCCCGATGCATGTGGATCTGAATCATCCCTCGGATCGTCATGGTGACGGTTGCCCGACTTCAGTTTCAGTTGACTGCTTCCACCGGGGCGCCCGTAGCCGCTTGTCCGATCTGGCAGTACACGGCAGGGGACTTTGCCGATGGGATCAGTATATCCTAATTCCGGTGCTCTTACCAGCCTGCATGTACATCGGGTTAAAGGCACCAAGGATCAGGTAGCCCAAACCGTCTGTCCAGTGCTCGATGCCTGCTGACTTGTCGATCACATAGTCAGAAGCACCTTCTTTGTAACAGACGTTCTTAAGAGCCTTGATGGTGTGTTTGCAGCGTGGGTGAACAAAGAGTCGTAGCTGCCCGTCAGCAGTGCGGATCATCCAGTTGGTCGCGTTGATCTTGTCCTTGACTGCCCAGGGTGCTTTGGGGCTGATGCATTGGAAGCCGTAACGGCGGATGATGTCGTGATCGGTGCGACCCGCCGCAGATGTCTTGCGGGCGCTCCCTGTTGGATCTGGATAAGCAACAATTCGCCGGTCCGGGAATCGTTCCTTAAGGAGCTGGCAGACCTCATCGGTGTTGGATTGTTTTACTGCGAGTTCATCCCAGATATGCACAGTATCACCGACACGAGAAGCCAGCACACCAGCCATGACACCAACATTGAAGTCAGTGCCCCAATAGATTTCTCCTCCGGTGTCTTTGACATCTTCGGAGATGTTGTCATCGCTGAAGTCAGGGTAGACGCGTCCAGCGAGGGTTTCAAAGGAAGCTAGGTATTCCTGACGAAAGGTGCGCTCGTCAAGGGTGCGACGTGCTGCTTCGATCTCGTCAGCAGGGACGTTGCCACCTTCGACTGTGGTGTAGGAAAAGGTGCGCCAGTCCTCTTGGTTCTGGGCTTGCTCCCATAGGTCATGGAACCAGTTGAGCCCTGCTGGTGTGGTGATGAACCAAGCTGGACCACCTTGGTCTGACAGGGCAGGGCGCAGGACCATTTCCCAGGCTTCCTGCTTGACGTATGCCGCCTCGTCAACGATCAGGCTGCTGAGGCTGACACCACGAAGGCTGTCGGCATTTTCAGCGCCTTTCAAGGCGATGATGCTGCCATTGGCAAGCTCGACGCTCAGTTCAGACTCGTTCTTTTTGACGTAGATATCTGATGGGACCATGGCGCGAAGCTGACGCCATGCGATCTGCTTGGCTGATTTGTAGTTCTGGGTGACGTACCAGTTCAGGCTGCCGGGGTTTTGAATTCCCCAGGCGATTAAGCGAGCGATGCAAAGGTAGGTCTTACCAAAGCGGCGTCCAGAGCAGAGGAGCTTGAAGCGTTCTGGCGATTCCCAGACCTCACGCTGCGGTGTGGTGAGGCTGCCGTAGAGGTCTTGGGCTAATGGTTCCCAGTCAAGATCAGCTTTGATTGGTACAGGTTCAGAGAGGATTGAACCACCAGGGCAGCGCGTAAGGATGCTCACGAGCAAAGCTGCGCGAGTCTGGCAGCAGTGTTAATGGCGCCAAGGGCGATGTGATATTGCCCAGCGCGACGGGCTTCAATTTGGAGTGTGGAGCATTGGGAGAGGAGGTCAGCGATCATTTGTGGTCGTTCGATGTCCCAGTCAGCTCGTAGCTGATCCCGAGCCATCTGGAGGTATTTATCAACGGTGCGTTCACCGACCCCCCAGTTTTCGGCTGCAAAGCGAACGCAGTCAGAACGCCTACCACCGTTAGCGATGATGCGAGCAAAGCGTTGAGCGCGCAGTTCGGTTTCTGCTTTTGTACCGCGATGGTCTGCCATTTATGACTCGAATGGCTTAGTGCATTTTAGGTATAGCATATTAGCGACGATACTTTTCGTGGATAATTTTAGGGCATACTTTATTCCAATCGTGTGTGTGATGAAGGCGTGGATTGGAATGTCCCATGAGTTCAATCCATGTTGAGGATGGAGAGATCATGACGGTGTAGAAAGATTTTACATAAGTGCCGCTTTCTTTGTAGGCTTCAGTAATGCCGCCTTTGTTCTTTTGCGTTTGAGCCTGTTCCAGCTGTATAGGGCAATAGGTAAAGAACAGTTTGCCTGTGGCGCCGTGTGAGATGTAGGTGTTGACATCGTCGTTGAATTTGCCAATGAAGTTGAAAGGGCGCTGCGAGTCGCAGAAGAATGAGTTCATTGCTTTGCGGAGAACTCGCCTTGCTTTCAGTGAGTCTGTGTTGTAGTCACCACCTTGTGAGAAGGCAATGCTGGAGACGGATGGTGTTTCTTGCAGAAATTGGACCATACCATCAAAGATGATGTCTAGGCTTTCTGCTCTGAAGTTGGAGTATTTAGGAGGTTCTGCTGGATTTTTACGACCGATGCGGCGGTAAGCGAACCAACTGTAGTCATCGTCTAATTGACAAAAGAAGCGACAGTTGACTTGTTTGGCTAGATCCCAGCAGGCGTTACGAGCCCATAGGGGAGTACGTCTGTCGGTTGACGTGTCGCACGAGTCTGTTGTCTGAGCAATTTTTGCTTTTGAGAAGACTAGAACCTTGTCACCGTAGGTTGCTTTGTACTGATTGCCGGTTGGATCTTCATCGTCAATAACGATGTACCACTTGCCTGTATAGCCAGAACGTTGAAGGGTGTCTAGGGTTTTGATGTTATCCGGTCTGCGGTTTGACAGGATAAAAACGCAGAAGTCATTACGCATGTGGATGATCCTGCTTGAATGCTTCTTCAACGCTTTGATCTAGTTTGACAAATCCGTTTTGGATTGCTTGCTCGAAGTCAATTATGACGAGAGCAGAATCTTCAAAAAGCGTCTGAATTTCCTTTGGTGCTGTGGCGTAGAAGTCGGCAATTTTGCTGTAGTTAAAGGCTGTGTGGCGATGAGCGGCTGAGATTAGGAAAGCCCTTACGTCATCAGGGATGTCAGCGTTTTCGATTTCAGCGATTAGCTGGTTTGTCTTGGTTGGATCGTAAAGCTGTTTTGGCTTATGGATTTCCCCTGTTGGTTCGTAGATCGGGGCGTTTGTCTTGTTGGTGTATGGGCTGTCTTCGTCCAGGGCTTCTTCAGTGCCGAAAAGATCTTCAAGCTCTTTCTTCTCGAACCAAGCTGAGATGTCGTGTTCTTCGCTGAGCTGATGGAGCATTGCGCCATCCCATTCGCTGAGATCACTGGTGCGGTTATCAGCTAGGGCAAGACCAACCTTTTCATCTTCTGTAAGGCCTGAGCGTCTGACAGCAATGACCTCATCACCTTCTGCGTCAATGATGCGTACGTTTGTGATGCCAGCTTGCTTAGCACCTTCAATTGTGCCGTTGCCAGCAAGGATGCGATTCTCTTCGTCGATGACGATCGAGCGTGCAGCACCGTAACGCTTGAGGGATTCTGCGATAAGCATCGCAGAGCGATCAGTGCGTTTGCGAGCGTTTTTATGGTCGTGCTTAAGGCTGTTGATCGATGTCATGCAGGTTGATCAGACTGGATGCCAGAACAGCTTGTTTTGTCTGTTATTGACGAGGAGCATAGCCTGTTCCATCGCAGTTTCAAGATCACTGCATGACTTTGTTTGGCAGATGATTGAACGAGGTTGACTGTCGATGGCGACGATGGCTATTGTTCCCTGCTTTTGATCGAAGGCAAACTTTACTTGCCCAGCATTGCTGTCAATAGAAAATTCAACTGCCATTACAGCATCTCATTATCCGTCACTGTATCTGCCTTAACTGATTGATCTTGGGTTCGACAAGGTGATGTGACGAAACAACGCCGCAGTTGTCGCCAACGCATACACGCACGCACCCGTCAGGCAAGTTTTCCAAGGTCGGTTGGACGGATGTAGCGGCTGATTCGACCAAGTGGTTCAGGCGTTGACGGGGGCTGTGGGTCATTGATCTGGTGGTACAGAGCGGTGTGGTAGTCATCCAACAGGTTGAGAAGGGAGCTGATCTGCTGGTTGGTTGGTTTGCGCTTTGTCATGAATGGAGCAGAGAACGGCAGCGGTAATGGCTTCGACGATTGGACGTGAGCAAGAGCCTGAGGCAGCCCTGAGAGCGGCTGTAACGGCTTTCTGGTATTGCCTAAGGGTTAGGGGCGGAAGAGCGGGTCTCGCGGCTTCAGAGCCCACAGAGGGGTCTCCTAGCGCACGTAGGCGCATGAGGGTGGAGCGATCCATGCCAAGTGCTTGAGCCTGACGGGTGATGTGGGCGTTTTCTTCGGCTGTAAGACCGACTTTGACGGGGGTGCGCTTTTCGGGCATGTCAGAAGGGAAGCGGTTGTTCGGTTGGTTCAGCGATGAAGTCACGCGGATCCGTGACTTGAACCTTTGGGTCAGGTGCTACGTCCCGCAGCAGGTTGCGGTACGCCTGTGGGTTGATGTGCCCTGGTGGTGGGCTATCGAGCTGCTCGATGGTGCAGCGCCCTGCAGCAACCATGCGCTTCAGGATCTCGCGTGCCCCTTCCTCGGAGGAGAGTCGTTTCAGAGCCATCAGGCGAATGCCTCCTCACGACGACGCTCCTCTTCGGCATGAGGGTGCAGGGCAAAGCGCCCTGGAGTGATCCCATCAATCGGTGGCTTGTAGGTC